TCGAGCGCTGGGCTGCCGTGGACGCACGTCGGCAAGCCGACCAGCGCCACGTACGAGCCTGTGCCGCCGAGCTTCTTCCAGGGCGTGCCGTTCCAGGGCAACACCTGGGACTGGAGCTGGGTGCCGTGGTACTTCGATCACACCTGGGACGTGCCGGCGCTGGTCGTCACGCTCAGCGAGAACCCAGCGCACGAACTCGCGCGCACCATCTGGGCGCAAGTCTGGCAGCGCAGTGGCGGCCACGGCAGCTGGTTCCCGCCGGGATCGCGCGAGCTGACGCAGTCGCTGAACCTCGACATGCCGGAGGGCGACGCCGTCTTCGCTCAGCCGGAGGATTCGCCGCAGGCTGCGGCGCGCCTCGAGGCCTTGCTCGGCATCACGCTTACGTTGACCGCGCCGGCCGAGTAGCATCGCCGGCGAGTGGACCGGAAGGCGTGGCCCGTCCGGTCTTGGCTGAAACGCGGCCTTGCCGGATGCGTCGCTGCACCTGGCCGGGTTTGGACCAGCTGGAACCCTCCCGGGATCCCAAGGGCCACGACTCATGCCCGCCCCGGCTGTAGCATCCGCGCATGCCGACCAAGCACGCCGATCCACGAGCAAAGTCGCCGGGCTACGAACGGATGGCGCCGCTGTGGCGCATCGACGAGAAGCTGTTTGGCGGGACGCTGCCGATGCGGGAGTGTCGCGAGGAGTTCCTGCCGCGGCACGACAAGGAAGACCTGCGCAAGTACACGCGCCGTCTGTCGCGGGCAGTCTTGAAGCCCGCATACCGCGACGCCATCGAGCTCGCTGTCTCGAGGCCGTTCTCGCGGCCAGTCGCGTACGATGGCGACCTGCCGCCGGAACTTGAGGACTTCTGGGCGCGCGTCGACCGGCAGGGCCTGGACATGACGACGCTCACGCGACGCTGGTTCACGTACGGCCTGCGTCACGGCATGTGCCACGTCCTGGCTGACGCTCCGGCCGGCAAGGCCGCGAACCTGAAGGAGGAGCGCGAGCTTGGCATCCGGCCGCGGGCGGTGCTGATCAAGGCGCCCGAGCTGACTGGCTGGCGCTGGCGCATCGACCCGGTGCGCGGCCTCGTGCTGACACAGATCCGCTTCGAGGAGTCAGTCTCGAAGCCCGACGACGGCGAGTATGGAGAGAGCGAGGTGACCAGGTTCCGCGTCATCACGAACGACCCGAGCCCGCCGGAGGGCAGCGACCCCGAGAAGAACGGCGTCTGGCAGGTGTTCGAGAAGGAGGCCGGCGGCAAACTCCAGCTCGTTGACGAGGGGCCGTTCGAGCACCCCGACGGCATCCCGCTGGTGACGTTCTACGCGATGCAGCAGGGCCCGCTGCTCGCCGAGCCGCCGTTCCAGCACCTGGCGTTCCTCAACATCGCCCACTACCAGAGCACCAGCGAACAGCGCGACCTGTTGGCGTTCGCGCGTGTCGGCGTCTGGTTCGCCAAGGGCTGGTCGCGCGAGGAGCTGGACCGCGGCCTGACAATCGGCGCACACCGCTTCGTCGGCAGCGAGAACCCGAACGCGTCGCTCGAGGTCGTCGAGCACGGTGGCTCAGCGCTCGACGCCGGCCGCCAGGACATCATGGACCTCGAGGCGCAGATGCGCGAAACGGCGCACGACGTGATCACCAGCGCGCCGACCGGTGACGTGCGCGCCACGACGTCGGTGATGGGCGAGCGCCGGCAGGAGTCGCAGATCGGGGCGTGGATCCAGGAGATGAACGCGGCGATCCGCCAGCTGGTTGTGTTCGCCGGCCGGTGGCGCGACGGCGCACCCGAGGTCCCCGAGAACTTCCAGCCGCAGGTGTTCGCCGACTTCGTCGTCGGCCTGCGCGGCGACGCCGACGTCGGCCAGCTGCACCAGATGCGCTCCAACCGCGATCTTTCGCGCCAGACGTACTACGAGGAGCTGCAACGCCGCGGGTTCCTGTCCGACAGCGTCACCGTGGAGCAGGAGGAGGAGCGACTTGCCGCCGAGGCAATGGACGTGCCGATGTTCTCGCGGCCGCAGGAGCCACAGGAAGACCGCTTCGGCGCCGGGGTCCCAGACCCCGACCCGTCGCAGAACGGCTCGCCAGCGCCCGGGACGGACCGTTCGACGGGGGCAGCTGAGCGAACCTCAGCTACGCTCCCGCTGGAGTAGGCCCAGTGGCCGAGGGGCGGGACCATCAGGCGGCGCGGTTCGTCGACGACGCCGCCGACTGCCGCTGCCCGTCGTGCGAGGCGATCTGCTGCGAGTGCCCGCGCGGCTACTTCGTGACCGACATGCGCTGCGACTGCTGCCGGTACGAGTTCGTTCTCCGCGGCCCGTGCTGCGCCCCGATGCCGGGCGACGACACGTTCCCCGGCTGCCCGGAGTGCGGCGGCACGCTGGACCTGGCCGAGGAGTGACCTGGTGCCCAGCGCCACCGTCCGCCGCCTGATCCCCGCCGAGCTGCTGCGGAACACCGTGCAGCACGAGGTCGCGTCGCACGCTGCGCTGCTCGACCGCTACGGGCAGCACGAGGTCGCGGCGCTGCTGTACCTGTTCGAGACGCAGCTGATCCCCGAGATCGAAGCATCCCTGGCTTCCAGACTGGGAGACCGGCCGCCCGGGCTGCGCACGAAGCAGCTCGAGATGGCGCTGGCCGACGTCCGCCGGGTGATCGACCGCGTGATCCGCGGCGCCGGCGGCGACTTCGCCGAGACGATGCGCCGGTTCGCCGAGGACGAGGCCGGGTTCGTGCGGGACGTCGTGTCGCGCTTCGACGAGGAGAGCAACCGGGCCGACCGGATCCTGCCAGGCAACGTCAGCCGCGCCGCGGTCTCGCAGCCCATCTTCGACCGCAAGCTGAACGACTGGTTCCGGGACATCACCGTCGACACGCAGCGCCGTGTCGAACGCGCGGTGACCCGCGGGGTGATCCTCGGCACCGACACGGCGACGATCCTGCGGCAGGTCCGCGGCGACGGCACGCAGCGCGGCGTCATGCAGCAGACCCGCGCCCAGGCGTTGGCTCTGGTCAGGACCGCCGTGACCCAGATCAGCAACACGGCCCGCGCCGCGGCGTTCGAGCAGGTCGGGATCGAGGAGTACGAGTGGGTCGCGACGCTCGACTCGCGCACCTGCCCGATCTGCGCGCCGCTCGACGGCAAGCGGTTCAAGATCGGCAAGGGGCCGCAGCCGCCGGCACACCCGCTCTGCCGCTGCGCCACGGCACCCGTCGTCGACGACATCCTCGGCGAGCAGGCCGGCGCGGTGCGTGCGTCCGAAGGCGGGCCGACGACGGCGAGCACGTACGAGGAGTGGTTGCGGCAGCAGCCCGAGCAGTACCAGGACGCGGTGCTCGGTCAGGGCAAGGCTGCGATCCTGCGCCGCGGCACGGTGCCGTTCGACAGCTTCGTCCGGCGCCGGACCATGCAGCCGGTCAGCTACCGCGAGCTGCGCGAGATCGAGGAGCGCAGGCTGGGCCGACGTCGGGCTTGACCCTGGCGTCGAGTGGATGTCGAATCACGCGCCTAACCAAACCGACACGGAGAACGATGACGAGCAACGAGCCCCCGAAGCTGACCGAGCCCGAGATCGACGCGCAGGTCCAGGACGCGCCGGCCGAGGCGCAGCCGATGACCGCGCCGGCCGCCGACGCGAAGCCCGAGGCCAACGAAAACACGACGGAGATCCCCGAGGTGCTCAAGTGCCGCATGGAGCAGCTCGAGCCCGTGCGCGGCGGCGACACGCTGTGCCTGCTGTACGACACGACCGGCGCCGAGTTCTCGATGCGCCTCGTCTGTCACCGCCTGCCGGCCAACCCCGACGACAACCCGTTCGCCGACAGCGTCATTCTGACGCCGGACATGATCGTCAAGGACGGCAAGTGCGCTGTCGCGTTCAAGATCCCCGCTGGCACGACGAGTGCCACCGTCACCGACGTCAGCGGTCAGTCGCAGCCGCTCCAGGTCGCCTTCGCTGGCGGCTCCAACGCCGCCGAGAACTGAGCAGGTAGCCCATGGATCCAGACCCGAACGCGCCGCAGCCGATCGAGCTGCCGGCGGCCATCGACAAGCTCGACGCGGTGCCCGAGCAGTTCCGCGGCCTCTACCGCAAGCAGGGCGACCTGTTCGTCGCCGGCCTGAAAGCCGGCCACGGTTACGGCGTCGACGCCATCGACAACATGCGTCGGCAGCTGGCCGAACTCGGCGACAAGCACAGTCGCGCCACGGGCAAGCTGAAGCTGTACGAGGACGAGGACGGCAACCTGCTCGACGCCGACGAGATCCGCGAGCTGCTGAAGGCACGCAAGACCGGCGGCGGTGGCGACAACGGCAAAGGTGGCAACCCGAACGTCGAAGAACAGCTCAAGGCGCTCGAGGGGCAGCTCGGCAAGAAGCACCAGACCGAGGTCGCGAAGCTGCAACAGCGCCTCGAGCATGTGCTCGGGCAGCTGCGAAAGCACGTCGTCACGAACGCCGCGCTGGCCGCACTCTCGAAGCACAAGGCCAACGCCGACCTGCTGCTGCCGCACGTCGAGCGGTTCACGAAGGTCGAGGAGGCCGAAGGAGAGTTCGTCGCGCGGGTGCTCGACGACGACGGTCGTACCACCCGGATCTCGCGAGCCCAGGGCAAGACTGGGCCCATGGCGATCGACGAGTTCGTCGAGATGCTGCGCGAGAAGTTCCCCGAGGCGTACCCGTCGACGCAGCGCACCGGCTCGGGCAGCGAGGGCGGTGGTGGACAGGGAGGCGGCGGCAACGGTATGGTGAAGATCCCTCGCGACCGTCCGTACGCCGAGCGCAAGCGGATGCGAGACGAGGCGGTGAAGGCCGGCAGGCCGTACACCTACGAGGACTGAGGCGCGTTCCACGGCGCTGGCGGCGGGAGCTGCTGGCGCACGGCGGCGCAAGGCGCTGGCGAGGGATCGCCGGCGACCCGGCAGGGATGCCGAACCCCGAGTTCACGGACCCTTTCGAGGGCCGCGCATCCCGCCTGTCTGGCTCGATCGCCGGCCCTGTGACCGAACGAGCGAGACAAAGACATGGCGAACGACCTGGGTTACTACAACCCGAACTTCTACGCGGAGGAGGGCTTGATCGTCCTCGAGACTGCGCTCGCGATCGCGGGCCAGCTGTACCGCGGCTACGACCAGGAATACGGAGCCGCCCGCGAGAAGGGCGAGTTCATCAACATCCGCAAGCCGGCGAACTTCGCCGCGCAGGACGCGCCGAGCTCGGCGCAGGACATCGACACCGACTCGATCCAGCTCCAGCTGGCGTACTGGCGCGAGGTGAAATTCAAGCTCACCGACAAGGAGCACGCGTTCAACGGCGACCGCATCGTCCAGGACCACATCCGGCCCGCGGTGTACGCGCTCGCGCGCGACATCAACTCGAAGGCCGCGCTGCTGGCGCTCCAGTCCCCGCACCACGTCGTGGTCCCGGCGTCCGGCTCGATGACGGTGAACCACATCACCGAGGCGAAGGCGATCCAGGAGAAGCTGGGCGCGTACTTCAACGACGGCAACAGCATGTGCGTCCTGCACTCGGACCACATGGCCGACCTGCTGAACCTCGCTGCGTTCTCGCAGTGGCAGGGCTCCGGCTCGATGGGTCAGGAGACCCAGCGCACCGGCATGCTCGGCGAGCGCTACGGCTACCGTTTCGCCAGCGACCCGCAGATCACCTCGAAGGCCGCCGGCGGCACCGCGCCGACGTCGGTGACGCTGAACGGCAACCACGCCAAGCACGCGACGTCGATCGTCATCGCCGGCACCGGCGGATCGGGCACCTGTCTGGCCGGGACCGTCGTGACCGTCGGTGGCACCGCGCCCGAGAACAAGTACGCGGTCACGGCCAACGTGACGTACGCGACCGCCATGACCATCGCGATCACGCCGCCGCTGCGCGCCGCGGTCACGACCGGTGCGGCCATCACGTTCGAGGAGAACGGGGCCACGTCGTTCGAGTCGCTGATGTTCCACCGGAACTTCGCGGCGATCGCGTTCGGCATGCTCCCGCAGGAGTTGCCGCGCCAGCTCGGCGCCCAGATCGCCACGGCGACCGACGAGAAGACCGGCCTGTCGATGCGCTCGCGCATCTACTACGTCGGCAACAGCTCGGAGATCCACGTCGCGCTCGACGTGCTGTACGGCCTCCGGGTGCTCGACCCGGACCTGGCCGTGCGCATGAACAGGTGAG